TATTTTTATTAAATTATAATATTAAATTATATGTTAATAAATTTTTTAATAATACTTTAGATTTATATATTATTAATCCTTATAATAATACTACTAGATTTAATATTATTATTAATTATGATAATTTTAATAAATTAAATTATATTATTTTAAATAGAAATTCATTATATAATTCATCTATTTATTGGAATGATAATGATATTATTAAAATTGATAATACAACACAAAATTTTAATAAAAACCCTTTTATTTTCGGTTCAAATTATTTTTTAGAATTTCCATTAAAAATTAATAAATTTAAAAATAATAATGTTATTTATAATAATAAATTTCCATATTTAAATTATTTAAAATTAGATAATAATTATGATGATATTATTAATTTATTATTACCTAATAATATTAATATTTCTATTCCTAATAAATTAAATAATAATAATAATAATTTTGAAATTTTATGGAAATTTCAAAATCAATTAAATAATAATATTCTTAATATTAATTTTAATTATTCATCTGGTTTATTAAATTATATAAATTATTTTAGATATATTTAATTTTTTTATTTATATTAAGTATTAATAAATATGAAACAAAAAAAAATAGGTTCTGGTTTATTTGATTTTTTTAATAAAAATGAAAATGAAAATGAAAATAAAAATGAAAATGAAAATATAATAAAAAAAAATGAAATTGAAATTAATGATAGTTTAAATCATAGTAAAAAAAATAAAAAAAAATCTCAAGATATTATAAAATCTCAAGATAATTCAACAAATATTAAAAAATCTCAAGATAATTTAACTAATATTAAAAATTCTAAGGATAATAATATTGTTATAAAAAAAACTAAAAATAAAAAAATTAAATATTCAATTATTGGTAAACCAGGTTCTAATTATGTTAAATTTGATTTAAAATTAAATGATGCTATTATTAATTCTCCTGGTTCCCTTATTTATTTAAAAGGTGATATTAAAAAAGGGGAAATTAAATATGATAATAGTTTTGGTAAAGCAATTTGGAGAGGTATTGCAGGTGAAGATATTTTTATTAGTAGATATGTAGGAAATAATAAAGGAGGTTCTATTGCTTTAGGAATTGATATACCTGGTGATATTCTTTGTTTAGATTTAGAACCAAATGCTGAATGGATTATATCAAGAGGTTCCTTTTTGTGTGCTTATGATAATATCTCTATTGAATCAAAATATACTAATGCATCTGGTATTATTGGCATTGGTACTAGTGAAGGATTTATTTTACCTTTAATTAAAAATAATGATAATAATTATTCTAAAGTATGGCTTGGTTGTTATGGTACTTTTGAAAAAATAACTTTAAATAATGATGAAAATATTATTATTGATAATAATTCTTTTTTAGCTTCTAAAATAGATATGGAATATACTATTGAATCTTTCGGTAAAGATTTAACTAGTACATTTCTAGGTGGTGAAGTTTTTGGTATGAAATTTAAAGGACCTGGTATTATTTATATTCAAAGTAAAAATATTAATCATTTTAAAAAAATGGTTAATTTAAAATATTAAATACTTAAATAATATAACATATAAAACCATTTATCAAATAATATATTTTCTGGTTTAACTAACTCTATTATATCATTTTTTATATATATATTATTTAATATATTTTGATCTTTTCCTACAAATATATCTTTTTCTATAAATTTATCCATCATATCATAATATATTTTATTCCATTTCTCTATTATATTTACACTACTTATTATTACTCCCCCACCACATCTATTTTCTTTAAATATATATGGTGTCTCTTTATCTTTTTCTTTTAATTCATTTTCTAGAAATTTTTCTACTTCTAATATATATACTTTATCATCTCTTATTTTATTTAAATTCTTTTTTGGAAATATATCTTTTAATATATTATATGTATGATTATCTCTTATCATTCCTATATCTGTCCATATATATAAACGACTTTCAAAATATTTTTTTTTATATGTTTCATACATAAATGCTGTTTTATTATTCCATATTAAATATAATAATGGATCATGATACCTTTCCTTATCTCTTTGATAATCTGTCTTAAAATATTCTATATATTTCGCACAATATAAACTTTCTAATGGTTTTTTTATTATTTTTGTATTCTTTAAATAATCTTTTCTTATTTTTAATATCAATTCTATTATATATTCCGTATTTGTATATATTACTATATTTGTTTCTTTTATTAAATTTAAATATTTTATTATCCAATTTATATATGTTTCTGATGTAAATTTTTTCTTCGGTAACTCATAATATGCTGTAACTAATGTTATTTCTTTTTCCATTTTTTTTCTTATTTATATTTATTTTCTATTTCTTTATACTGTCTCCTTTTTCTCTCTCCATCTTTCTGCACCTTTCTTTAATAACTCTTTATTTGATAAATCTGGAAATTCTACACGCAATTTTTGAATCTCTTCTTTAATAAAAATATTGTATTTTGTTGGATTCTTTTTTACTACTTTTTTCTTTTTTAATTCTTTAATTTCTTTAAATGATTCTGTTATTAATTTTTTAAATTCATTTAATGAATATTTTTTTTCATTATCAATTTTTGATACAAAAGTGTCTATAATTACTTTTGTAATATTATTTTTTGTTATTTTTAATTCTTCTGTTTTTGTATCTTCCATTATTTTATTTATATATATTATTGTTTTTATATAAATTTTTAAAATAAAAATAGATAAAATTATTAGAGTTAGACAATTATGTCATATAATCCATTCTTCAATTTAAAAGCACAAAATTCTTCAAATATAGCTTCCTTTTCTTCTACTAACGATGAAACTTATATTTTATTAATTGCTAATGATGTTGATAATGTAAATGATAATGGTTCTATTTCCAGATCTACCCAAGATAATGCTGTTATATTTGGTGCTAATATTGTTGATGAAACTTCGGATAATCATCAAGCTTTTATTAGTCTCAAAAATAATAATGTTAATACTATTGTTGCTAAATTTAATAGTAATAATATTCTTTTTGATGTTGATACTGTTTTTGATAATGATATTTTACCATCTAGTAATTATAATAATATTGGTTCTTCTAATCATATTTGGAATAATATTTATACTTCTAATATTTATGCTGATGGAACTCATATCACTAATATTAATTTAAATGATAAAACTTCTGATCAACTTAAAGAAGGTAATTCAAATCTTTATTATAAAACTAATTACTTTAATTCAGATTTAAATAATCGTTTTATTGATGTTAAAAATAATGATATCATTTCTCTCGATAATATTAAACAAGGTGATATTAATAAAACTATTCAAAATGATTACTATAAAGGTACTCTTATCGTTGATAATATTATTATTAATAATTATGACCCCGATAATGATGGTTTTAATATTCAATATAATATTAACGTTACTAATACTGACCAAATTTATGAAGGTACAAGTAATAAATTTTATGACCAACAAGATGTTATTAATATCATTGATAACTCTAATAATGCTATGTTAAATAATATTTATTCTATTATTCCTAATGTTTCTTCTAATGATATACTTTTTATTAAAAATGATTATAGTAATATTACTAAATCTTTACAAAATTCTATTTTAAATAATTCAAATCTTAACATATCATACATTGATAATAATATTTCTATTATTAATAATAATTTAAATAATTTTAATAATGAATTAAAATCCGGTTTTAATCATTTTAATAAAGTTATTAATGACCAATTTGATTTTATTAATTTAGATATTAATAGTAATTTATATGATTTCTCTTCTAATATTGATTATTTACAATTTATTCTTACTTCTTCTAATAATTATTTTAATGATACTTTATTTAATTTTAATAATAATATAATAAATACTTCTAATCATTTAGGTCTTCTAGATAAACATATTTCTAATTATTTTATTAAAAATGAATTTAATCTTATTAATACTTCTAATCATTTAGGTCATTTAGATCATAATATTTCTAATTATTTTAGTAATATTGAATTAAATGTTTTAAATACTTCTAATCATTTAGGCGAATTAGATCAACATATATCTAATTACTTTATTGATAATCAATTAAATGTATTAAATACATCAAATCATTTAGGTGAATTAGATCAACATATATCTAATTATTTTATCAATAATGAATCTAATATTTTAATAACTTCTAATCATTTAGGCAAATTAGATAAACATATTTCTAATTATTTTATTAATAACGAATCTAATCTATTAAATACATCAAATCATTTAGGTTTATTAGATCATAATATCTCTAATTATTTTAGTAATATTGAATTAAATATTTTAAATACTTCTAATCATTTAGGTCATTTAGATCATAATATTTCTAATTATTTTAGTAATATTGAATTAAATATTAATGATAATTATACTAATATTAATAATATTCACGCTAAAACTAGTAATATTAATATACTACAAAATGGTAATATTAAATTAAATTCAGATTTAACTATCGATAATAATTTAATTATTAATAATAATTTAACTTTTTATGGTTCTATTAATAATATTAATAAAAATCAATTTGATAAATTAAATAATTTAAGAAATGATATAACTATTCAAGATAATTTTAATATTACTTCTAATCATATTGGTGAATTAGATCAACATATTTCTAATTATTTTATTAATAATGAATCTAATATTTTAATAACTTCAAATCATTTAGGTGATTTAGATCAACATTTATCTAATTATATTATTAATAATGAATCTAATGTTTTAAATATTTCTAATCATTTAACTAATTTAGATAATGACTTTTTAAATTTATTTATTAATAATAATTCAAATAATTTAAATATCTCTAATCACTTGCGTTTATTAGATAATAAAATTATTGACATTGATATTAATAATATTTCTGGTATATCTGATTTTAATAATAATATTTTATCTAATACAACTAATATTATAAATACTTCTAACCATTTAGGTTTATTAGATCATAATATATCTAATTATTTTAGTAATATTGAACTTAATATTTTAGATACTTCAAATCATTTGGGTGAATTAGATAGAAAATTTTTAAATAAATTTGATAATACTTATATTACATTTAATAGTGTTATTAGTGGATTAAATTTAAATCTTTCGAATTATATTTCTACTTCATCTAATTATTTATTTAATTATTCTTTTGATAAAAATAATCAAAATTCTAATTATATTAATAATATTTCAAATTATTTTGATAATTATATTAATAATTGTAATTATGATATTAATATTAAATTAAATAATATTGAATTAATAAATAATCAAACCTCTTTTATTGTTGATAGTTTATCTTCTAGTGTTCAAAATACTTCTAATCATTTAGGTGAATTAGATCAACATATATCTAATTACTTTATTGATAATGAATTAAATGTATTAAATACATCAAATCATTTAGGTAATTTAGATCAACATATATCTAATTACTTTATTGATAATGAATTAAATGTATTAAATACATCAAATCATTTAGGCGAATTAGATAAACATATTTCTAATTATTTTATTATTAACGAATCTAATGTATTAAATACTAGTAATCATTTAGGCGAATTAGATCAACATATATCTAATTATTTTATTGATAACGAATTAAATGTATTAAATACATCAAATCATTTAGGTCATTTAGATCAACATATATCTAATTATTTTATTAATAACGAATCTAATGTATTAAATACATCAAATCATTTAGGCAAATTAGATCAACATATATCTAATTACTTTATTGATAATGAATTAAATGTATTAAATACATCAAATCATTTAGGCGAATTAGATCAACATATATCTAATTATTTTATTAATAACGAATCAAATGTATTAAATACATCAAATCATTTAGGCGAATTAGATCAACATATATCTAATTACATAATTAGTAATGAATTAAATGTATTAAATACATCAAATCATTTAGGTAAATTAGATCAACATATATCAAATTATATTATTGATAATGAATTAAATGTATTAAATACAAGTAATCATATAGGCAAATTAGATAAACATATATCTAATTATTTTATTGATAATGAATTAAATGTATTAAATACATCAAATCATATAGGAGAATTAGATCAACATATATCAAATTATATTATTAATAATGAATTAAATATTTTAAATACATCAAATTATATTAATTTAATAAATGGAAAAACAAGTAATATAGAAATATTAACAAATGGAAATATTAAATTAAATTCAGATTTTACAATCGATGGTACATTATATGCAAGTAATTTAGATATATTAGGTACTAGTACAATTATAAATACAACAACATATGAAACTGAAAATTTACAAATAATTAACAAAAATTCTGATGGTCCATCATTTAAAATAGAACATAATAATGATATTAATAATATAATTGAAGTATATAATAATAATAATAAAAGTTTTATTATTAATAACAACAATAAAATTGGTTTAAATAAAAATCCAGAATATGATTTAGATATAAATGGTGATGGTTTTATTAATGATTTAACAATAAATAATATTTTAAATGTTAATAATATTGCAAATTTTAGTAATATAAATGTTAGAGGCAATATTATACCATTAGATGATAATAGTTATAGTATAGGAACATATAATAATAGATGGGATTCTATTTATTTATCAGGTAATACTATATATTTAGGTTCAATTATAATATCAAATACAACTAATGATATTATTTTTAAAAATGAAGATAATGATTATGTTTCTTTAAATATATCTGGATTTAATATATATAATAATAATAATAATAGTAAAACATCATTTTCATATAATGATTCAGAACAATTAGAATTAAAATCAATTGATACTAATGGAAATATAATAGATGTAAATCAAATAATAAAAGGTAATTTAATAATAGATGGTAATTTAACTTTAAATAATGAATTAAATATTAATAATAATACTGATTTAAATATTAAAAATATTTCTTTTATAAATAAAATTAATAACATCACTAGTAATGAACTAAATACACTAAATGGTATTCGTAATGATTTAACTATTCAAGAAAATTTTAATAATACATCAAATCATATAGGCGAATTAGATCAACATATATCTAATTACATAATTAGTAATGAATTAAATGTATTAAATACAAGTAATCATTTAGGCGAATTAGATCAACATATATCTAATTACATTATTGGTAATGAATTAAATATATTAAATACATCAAATCATTTAGGCGAATTAGACAAACATATATCTAATTACATAATTGATAATGAATTAAATGTATTAAATACATCAAATCATTTAGGCGAATTAGATCAACATATATCTAATTATTTTATTGATAACGAATCAAATGTATTAAATACAAGTAATCATTTAGGCGAATTAGACCAACATATATCTAATTACATAATTGGTAATGAATTAAATGTATTAAATACATCAAATCATTTAGGTTTATTAGATCAACATATATCAAATTATTTAATAGATAATGAATTAAATGTATTAAATACAAGTAATCATTTAGGCGAATTAGATAAACATATTTCTAATTACTTTATTG